AACTTTCTGTAGTCTCTCCAGAACCTTCTCCACCCTCACCTGCTTCTGCTTTCTTTGCGCCAGTCGCTTCAGGTGCAGTCTTCTTAGGTTCTTCCTTAGGTTCTGGTCTTGCTGCTCTTTGTTGTGCAGGTTTATCATCTTCTCCCTTTGCTTTCTTCTTATCAACAAACTTTAATTTACCATCTTCAGTGGTCGCAACAAATTTACCACGGGTATTCAACCAACCACCGTGGCCATCACTTACAAGGTTCAGTTTTCTCGCTTGCATACTTGCTTGCGATTGTGCCTCGTTCAGAAACTGAAAGAAACTTTTCATTGATATTAATATTTCCTTATATTGTATTTAGTATACTATTTAACTACAAGATAAAAGCAAGAGGTCCAAAGTTTATTGGCATTGTTCATCGAAATCCCATCAAAGTCTCCTCCAAGTTTCTTTCCAATAGACTGCGCCATTTTCATTCTAGTTTTGATTTGAGACTCAGATACTCCAGCACCAAACCCCTGAGATGCAGCTAAGTTGAATAAATTTTCTGTAGTAATGTCTCTCATAATCTTACGAGTTATATCATTCATTGCTACAGCAACCTCCCCAGCATGAGTTTTATTCAACCATGCTTCCTCAGGAGATTTAGCACTCATCTCAGCTCTAGTTGGATCCCAAGGACTACCATTTATATGTTTATATAAAGCCTGTGTATAATTTTGTATTTCTTTTTTAAATTGTTTGGGTTCTTTATTAAATTTTTTAACATATTCACCCCTTCCCAACCATTCCTTACCAGAGACATTGCCCCAATACTTAGATTTAAGGTCTTTAAATTCTGTTCTATTTCTTATTCTATTTAAAGATTGTATTCCGCTATTATCAGTTTCTTTAATTATCCACTGATAATTTTCAGTTCCCATAGATCCATATCGGGCTGCACCGCCAGCTTCTATTTCTAATCGTGCCCCTCCAGATTTTACAGTTTTTGTTTTTATGGATCCTTTAATATATGCCCTGTCTATTACTTTTCCAGATTGTTTATCAACATTATCTACTTCAAATTTGATTTTTGCATCTTGATTATTTTGATCATACTCAACTCTCTCATACCTAACAACCTTTTGAAGATCAGAAGTCTTATCATTTTCAAAGACAACTTTTGCTGCTCCAGTTGGTGCCTTTAATGAAACGGGAAATAAAAGTCCCTGTTTGAATAAAAGATATATTCTATTGTTTAACTTCTCCATCATTTTAACACAATACTCTGGTTCTTTAAGAACTTGAGAATTGAACAATGGAACAAATTGTTTTAAAAATTTAATCGACCTGTCTGTAAATATCCAAACATCTGATGGATTCCACTTATCTTTATCAATTGTCCCTCTAAATCCCAGTTTTCCCTTTACTTTTTGAGAAAGTTTTTCATAAGCAATATAAGGGTCATATGCATTAGGGATCATATCTGCTCTCATTACATAATATTTTCCTGCACCAAGTTTAATTTTACTATTGCCAAAAAATGCATCCATTTGGGACTTAAGCATTCCTGCCCATCTGTTTTTATTTTTAGTCAGAAACTCATATACTTTAGATAGTCGGGAAGTAAAGGCTGGATCCGAATCAACCATTTTCACCATAGAGGTGATCCCCATTCTAGTTGTAAATTTAGAGAGATCTGATTTAGTTTTTATATTTTCCCATTCTTCATAATCATATTTACTGTTATTTCCTTTTTTCCAAATGGCAAAATAATAACAAAACATAGCTTCACTAAGAACTTCTACATCTTTATTGCTTACTGCCATTTACTTAATACTTTTTAAGTATTTAGAATGGAGTTATAGGGACTCGAACCCTAAACCTCCGCCGTGCAAAGGCGGCGCTCTACCAGTTGAGCTATAACCCCGTGAGAAAGTCCTTTTCGTTTTGATACGGAACTGTTTCTCCTGTGTATAGTTTCCATCCTTCATGAAGTTCAGGAACTAACCATTGATCAACCCGATAACAGTATTGCCAGTTAGCGGGTTGAATACAATTCATCACTACCACAGACCAAAATGCCGTGGCATAATTAATGATCGTGAGCATCAGGAAGATTTGCCTCAATCTGCTCATCCAATTGTTTGATGAACTCACGAATAATGATTGTTCCTTGTCCAGGAAATTCGTAACTATCTTGCTTGGTTTGACGGAACAAAAACTCACGAATGAGTGCTGCATCATGCAGATTTAAGTTTAAGTCGATGTTAATGTCGCAACTCACAGGTCTCCCTCCGC